GGTCAGCGCATGCTCCGCCCCTTCGCCAGCGGCGGTTCCGGCGTCGCGGGCAGCACCTCCTGCACCATTGGCAGCGGCAGTGGTGTCGTCGAGCCCGGTCGCGAGCGCATCGGGGGAGGTCGCGGCGTCCGTCAGCGCGACCTCGGCCTCCGTGCCGGACCCGGTCACGGCATCCTTAAGAGCCTGCCAGGCAGCAAGCGGCCGGGTCGCGGCATCGGTCAGCATGCCCGCGGCCTCGCGATAGGCATCGGCTCGGGCACTCGCATCATCCGCCATGGCGCCGAGACCGAGATCGGGCGGGGCGATGTAGGTTCGGGCAAGCGCGGCCGAAAACGCGTCTGCCGCTGCCGTACCAGCCGCCGTTGCCGCGCCCTCGAAGGGGTTGTCGATCCGGCTCAGGTCGACCGGATCGAGCGTGCCGATCCGCACCCCGCCTTCACCTGTCGCCCATTCGGGCAACAGGGCCAGCGCGGCGTTCAGCGTCTCGATAAAGCTGTTGATGCGGGTGACGACACCGTTCAGCATCGCCTCGACCCCGCCGATCAGCCCGTTCGCGGCCTGGTAGGCGAAATCGCCGATGGCGCCCGGCAGGCTGCCCCAGATCGCCACCGCGCCGTCATAGGCGCCCTGGAAGATCGCGACAGTGCGGTCCCCAAACCCCACGACGCCCGCGACGGTGCCGTCGAGCGCCGAAAGCGCGGCGGCCTTCAGCCCCTCCCATCCGGCCGCCATGCGGGCCAGCGCTGCGTCGAGCGCGAGCCCGATGCGCGACCAGACCTCGGAGGCCAGATCGGAGAGCAGCCGGAAGGCTTCGCCGACCCCGCCCACACGGGCAACGAATTGGGACAGCTGATAGATCAGCTCGCCGACGCCGACGATCAGCGCACCGATGCCGGTGCGGACCAGCGCCCCGCGCAGGACGACGAGCGCAGTTGCGAATCCACGCACCGACAGCGCGGCGGCAGCCAGCCCGGCGACCCAGCGGCCCGCGAGGAAGGTCGCGAAGGTCACGGCATAGGTGGTCAGGCGGCCGATATTGTCGAAGAGACCGCGAATGGCGATACCAAGCGGGCCGGTGCGGCTGGCGATGGCGGCCATGGCGTTGGCGACCGCTTCCAGCGCGGGGGCTGCGGCGACGGCGAGCTGGTTCGACAGCCCGCGCCAGATCAGCCCGAGGCGCGAGATCGCGTCGTTCGTGCGCTCGATCTGGTCAGCGTCCTGTTCGGAAACGACGACGCCGAAGGCGAGGACGTCCTCGGTCGCCTGGCGCAGCGCCGCGGTGTCGATGCGCGACATGGCGATGGAGCCTTCCTCGCCGAAAAGCTGTCCTGCGACGGCCGCGCGTTCTGCAGCGGGCACGAAGTTCTCGATGGCGGCGTTGATCGCGCCGACGCGCTGGTCCAGCGGCAGCGCGATCAGGTCGTTGGCCGAAAGACCCAGCCGGTCGAGCGCGTCGGCCGCGGGACCGCTCCCGGCGGCCGCCTGGCTGAGACGGCGGGTCAGGTCCTTGGTGGCCTGCTCGATCCCGGACATGGACACGCCCGCCAGCTCGCCCGCGCGCTCCAGCGTCTGGATCGAGGCGACGGTGGTTCCCAGCGACTGCGCAAGCTTCGCCTGCGCATCGACGGTCTGGAGGCCCGATTGGATCATCGCCACGCCAGCAGCGGCGGCAGCTGCCACGGCCGCTGCGGCGGCCACACGCGCCCGCCGCGAAAAGGCCGCGAGCCGGGTGTTCGCCGCTTCCATCTCCCGGCTTAGCCGTCCGAAACCTCGCGCACCGGCTTCGCCGACGCCTTCCAGTTCGGCGCGCACCTGCCGACCACCGACCGCCGCAAGGCGGACGCTGACGCGTTTTTCAGCCATTGGGGCGTTCCATCTGTTCGTTGAGTTTGGCGACCATCACCGCTTCGATGACGGGCAGCAGTTCGGCCATGGCGAGCGGCGGCACGCCGAGGGCGTCACCGAGCGCTAGTGCCGCCGACATGTCCCAGCCGATCACCGCACCGGGCAGGACGCGCAGTTGGCCGCCGAGACGGCCGACCAGGTCCCAGACCTGCCAGCCTTCATGCGTCATTGGTCGGTTCAGCCGCGCCGGGCAGCCTTCGCACGCAGTTTGGCAGGCGTCGCAGTACCGCTCGCCCCCGCCGAAGGACCATTCGGCGAGAGCGCGGAGGAGTTTTTTTCCTGTTCCAGCAGCAGGCCCTTCGAGACGTAGGTCAGCTGGAAAGCCTCGAAGATCGGCCAGATGTCGAGCAGCGCGTCGATGGCCTCAGGGCTGGGATCGATCGGCTTGCCGTCCGCATCGCCGATACCCTCCCAGGCGAGCACCGCCCGCCGCGCCAGCGCCTTGGCGAAGGCGACGGCACGTTCCTCGTCGGAAGCCTCCTCGGACACCGCTTCGACGGCGGCATCGCTGCGCGTTGCCACCATCAGCGCGGTCGTCAGTGGGCGCAGCTGCACGCGCACACCGGGGGCGAGGTCATGCCAGCGGGGCGCATTGGTCAGGTCGAGCGTCAGCATTCTCAGTATACCTCGATGTCGTTGATCAGGGTTGCCGTGCACATACGGCCGACCACACTGTCGCGCGCGGCCTGCCAGTCGAAGGTCGCCTGCACGCCCTGCGGCCCAGAAATCTCGATGCGCGGGCGCGGCAGGTAGACGGCGTGCACGGTGAAGGTGAAGCTCTCGCCGGACGGCAGGACGTAGGCGAACTCGAGCTCGCACGGATCGCCGTTGATCGCCTGCGTCACCAGTGTGCTGTCGGCGAACCGGACCTCGATGGAGCCGGTGAGCGCGGCGATGGACGGATCCGCGCCGTCGATCCGACCATCTGAGCGGATGGTCTCGATCCGGTCGAGGTTGTTGGCATAGGTGATGTCGACCGAAACGACGTTGCCGAGGGCCGAGCCGTTCCGCGTGATCGACCCGTTGAAGTGGCCGAACCTCTTCAACTCCAGCGCGGCGGGCGTGCCGGCGCTTGTGGTCGTCCCCACCGTCTCGCCCTGCGCCGCCAGCCGTGCGGTCGCCGTTAGCAGCCCCGAGCGCTGCATCTGCCAGGTCAACTGATCGAGGACGCAGCCGGAATACATCGCGTAGCGCGGCACCTCGGGCATTCCGGTCTCGATGGAGAGGCTCGGCAGCGTCCAGGCGCCGGATCGGAACTCGTGCGTCCAGGGACCGGTGCCCGTCGTCGACGGCGCGCCGAAAGCTGCCTTCAGCCAGAAGCCGAAGGCCTCGGCGTCGAGCGGCACGACGACATCGCCGTCGGCCGTCACCGCATCCTTGATCGGTGCCAGCGGATCGCGGCCGTAGCCGAGAAGCTCGGAGTTCAGCAGCGGCTGCTCCGCCCCGAGCGTGGTGCTGGCAAAGGGCATCTTCGTGAAGCCGCCTGCGGGCGGCGTGCCATAGACGGTCTCGAACGCAAGCGCCATCTGCGCCCGCGCCCCCTGGGCTCGTGCCATGGTGTTCTCCTCGGGTTGTCGGGATCAGCCGAGCGGATCGGCCGTGGAATAGTGCAGCACCACAGGGAGTGAGGCGGATCAGATGACAGTCCAGTGGACTGTCGTCCCGCCGAACGCGGCCTTCAGGCTGGCCGCAGGTTCACCCAAGCGGATCGTCAGTTGAATAATGCAAGACGACCGGAATGACCGCCGCCTTCAGGCTGGCCGCGCCTTCGACCGGCAGATCGACTGGCTTCGGCGCTTCCGCCTCGACCCAGTCGCAGAGGCCGCCGAGCGTGCGGTCGACGGCGAGCGCCGCGCCGATGCTGGCGGTCAGCGTGTCGAAGGCGGCGTCACGGTCGGCGCCCTGAACGACCGCCTCGATTTCGGCGCGGTGCTGGTAGTGGTAGGCGAGCGGCGAGAGCGTGACCTCCGGCTCCCCAGGCTCGCCGTCGCGCAGGATCAGCAGGCCCTCGCCCGACACGCGCTCGGGCAGCACCTCGCCGCGCAAAGCAGTGGCGGGCAGCGTTGAGAGCCGCGCGTGCAGCGCGGCGAGGATGGCTTCGCGAGGGGTGGGCATGTCAGACGCTTATCGGACCGTTATTGCAAAATTAGTGCTTCGAGGCTATATAGCTTCCAAGACATGAGGACCGTATGCCGTGGACCGTTTCGTTTTCAGAGGAGTTCGAGCCGGAGTTCGACGAACTTCCGCCCGAGGTGCAGGACGCAATCCTCGCCCGCGCCCTTCTTCTGGAGCGCGAGGGCCCATCGCTCGGTCGCCCGCATGCCGACACCCTGACCGGGTCGAAACATGCGAACATGAAGGAGTTGCGATGCAACGCCGCTGATGGCGTGTGGCGCGTCGCTTTTGCATTCGATCCCGACCGGCAGGCGATCCTGCTTGTCGGCGGGGACAAGTCAGGTGGCAGCGAGAAGCGCTTCTACAAGCAGTTGATCGCCCGGGCCGATGAGCGGTTTGACCGTCATCTGGCGAAACGGAAAGGATGAGGACCATGGCACGGACCCTGAAGGACAAGCTGGCCGCGCTCGAACCGGCCCGTCGCGCGGGCGTCGAGGCTGAGGCCAACCGCCTCCATACCGAATATCTGACGCTGCAGGAGCTTCGGAAAGCCAAGGATCTGACGCAGGTCCAGCTGGCCCAAACCCTCGGCATTCAGCAGGCGACGGTCGCGAAATACGAGCGCCAGAGTGACCTGCTGCTCTCGACGCTGTCGAGCTATGTGCAGGCCATGGGGGGCAGCCTGAAGCTCATGGTCGAGTTTCCCGGCAAGGCTCCGGTGGCGCTCGAGGGTCTTGGTGAGATCGAGGAACCCCGCCGCCGCCGTTCTGCACGCGGAAATGAACAAGCCGCCGCGCGCGCCTGACTATCTCGCTTCCACCCAGCTCGCCACGATCAGCCCCGGCACGCTGTCCAACGCCCGGTCTGCGTCCCGTGCCAGATCCAGCCGCTTCGGCAGTTTCACCTGCGGCACCAGCAGGAAGATCGGCGCGGTGACCTTGCCGCGTCCGGTCTTCGAGCGCGACACGACCGCCTGGCCCTTGGTGTTCAGCCGGCCCTCCGCCACCAGCAAGCTCGGCCCCGACCGGCGATAGACGAAGCGCAGGCGCAGCCCGCGTCGCCGCTCCCATTCACCGGGGGTGATCCGGCCGCCGCGCAGGGACTTGCCCGCGGCGGGCAACGGGATCGCGAGCCAGAACCCACTTGCATCTGCATTGGCCGGGTGCGCGACACCGAGGCGCTGATCCAAGAGGGGCAGGAACCCGACTTGATGCTGAAACTGGCCCGCCTCCAGGACAAGGCCATGGCTTCGGCACGCCAGCTTGCCGCTGAACTTGGCCTCACGCCGGTTTCCCGGTCCCGGCCCGCCATCAGGGAGGACGGCGACAACGAGCCGGATCCTCTCGATGTCTGACACCTTCCCGCACTGGATCTATGATGGCAGCACCATCTCCGACCCGATGGGCTTCGGCGAACGGGCCGTGAGGTTCCTGCGGATGCTGCGCCACCCGAAGTCCGGCAAGCCCTTCCAGCTTGACCTGTGGCAGGAACGGATCGTGCGCCGCATCTATGGTCCCCGGCATGAGGACGGCACGCGGATCGTCAAGACGGCGGTGATCCTTGTTCCACGCGGCAACCGCAAGACCAGCCTCGCAGCCGCATTGGAAGCCCTGCACACCGTAGGACCGGAACGGGTGCCCGGCGGGGAGGTCATCACCTCCGCCTCCGATCGCAAGCAGGCCCGCATCGCCTATGAGGAACTGCGCGGCCTGCTGACGGCGCATCCGAAGATCGCGCCCCATATCCGCACGCTGGATTATCGAAACCGCATCACCTTTCCGAAGGAGCGCAGCTTCTGCGAAGCCATCAGCGCCGATGCTGGAACCCAGCATGGCCGCACGCCGGTCTTCGTGCTGGCCGACGAGTTGCACGCCTGGAAGAAGCGGGAACTGTGGGACGTGTTGCGATCCGGCCTGGTCAAGACACCGGGCAGCCTGCTTGTCGTCGCCACCACGGCAGGACGGGGGCAGGAGAACATTGCCTGGGACATCGTGAACGACGCCCGCCGCGTGGCCCGTGGCGAGGTGGACGATCCCTCGATCCTGCCTGTCCTGTTCGAGGCCCCGGCAGATTGCGACTGGACTGACGAGGAAATCTGGTTCCGCGTGAACCCCGGCCTGCGGCATGGCTATCCCGACATCGAAGGACTGCGCCAGCTTGCCCGCGAAGGGCAGCGCCGGATCGGGGACCGGGAGGCCTTCCGCCAGTTGAACCTGAACATCTGGCTCGATCACGCCACTGATCCCTTCGTGGAAATGGCCGTCTATGACGAGGGCGCCGGGCCGGTCGATCTGGATGACCTGGAGGCGAAGCAAGCGCCCTGCTGGCTGGGCGTGGACCTGTCCAGCAACTCCGACCTGACGGTGATCGTGGCCTGCTGGCGCGATGGCGAGGACGGCTTTCAGGTCTGGCCCTGGTTCTTCTGCCCCGAGGATAACCTGCGGGCGCGCGAGGAACTGGCGCAGGTGCCTTATCCCGCCTGGGCGGCGGATGGTCAGATCACCGCCACCCCCGGCAATGTCGTGGACTTCCGCGCGGTCGAGGATCAGGTGCGCGAACTCTGCGCCCGCTTCAACGTGCAGGAAATCGCCTTCGATCCGCATCTGGCGCGCAACATGCTGAACAACCTGCTGGAGGACGGCTTCCCGGCGGTCGAGATGCGGCAGGGATGGGTGACGATGGCGCCGGCGGTCAAGGAACTGGAGCGCGCGATCATCGGGCGCCGCTTCCGGCATGGCGGGCATCCGGTCCTGCGCTGGAACTTCTCGAACATCGAGGTGCGCACCGACCCGGCAGGCAACCGCACATTCCACAAGGGAAAGAGCCGGGACAAGATCGACGGCGCGGTGGCAGCGGCGATGGCCCTGGCCCGCTGCGCTGCCGACGAGGGCGCAATGACGACCAGTCAGGACTGGTTCAACGATGACATGTGGACCGTATAGGAGGCGCGCATGAACGCAGCCGTAGGAGCAGACGAACGCCTTGTGGTGATGTTGGAGGCGCGCGTTTCGGAGTTCGAGAAGCGGATGCGCCAGGCCGAGAACCGGGGCACCCGCACCTATCAGGGCCTGTCCCGTAATTCCCGTTCGGCAACCCGGCAGATGGAGCAGGACATGATCCGCTCGACAAGCCGGATCAATCAGGCCCTGGCCTCGACCAGCAGCCAGATCGGCACGTTCAGCAAGGCCTTCGCGGGCGGCTTGATCGGCGGCGCGGCCACGGCAGCCTTCGCGGGCCTGACCAGCAACATCGGCGCCACCGTCAAGAGCATGGCCGAACTGGGCAACGAGGCCAAGCGGGCGGGCCTCTCGACCGATGCCTTCCAGGAGTGGAAGTTCCTGGCCGATCAGAACCGCATCAGCGTCGATGCCCTGGTGGACGGCTTCAAGGAACTGGCCCTGCGCGCGGATGAGTTCATCGTGACTGGCGTCGGCCCTGCCGCCGAGGCCTTCAACCGCCTGGGCCTGCGTGCCGATGACCTGAAACGGAAACTCAAGGATCCCTCCGCCCTGATGCTGGAGATCCTTGGACGGCTGGAAGGCTTCGACAAGGCCGCGCAGATCAGGATCGCTGATGAAATCTTCGGCGGCACAGGCGGCGAGCGCTTCGTGGAACTGCTGGGCCAAGGCCAGGGCGCACTACAGGACACGATCAACAAGGCCCATGAAACCGGCGCGGTGCTGGATGCCGAACTGATCGCCAAGGCTGACGAGATCGACCGGAAGTTCAGCCAACTGACCACAACCGCCGCGAACTTCGGCAAGGCCATGGTCGTGAACCTCGTGGCAGCGGGTGCGGAACTGGCCGACCTGCGCGCCCGGCTGGACACCATCTTCGCCAATGAGGCCGAAGGCCGGGCGATCCTGGGCGATGAAGTCTATGACGCCTTGGCGCAGAACCGCGACCTGGTGGAGCAGAACGAGGAGGCGCTTGCCCGCCTCGATGAACGCTATGCCACCCTGGCCGAGGAAGCGGACCGGGCAGGCGTGGCAATGATCGACGCCATCTCGCGCCTCGACAGCCTGGGGTATGACACGGCAGCCGATGCCCTGCGCGTGGCTTATGAGGAGATGCAGAACCTTGTTCAGGCCTTCCGCGATGGGGAGATCAGCGGCGAAGACTTCACCGTCAAGCTGGGCGAGATCGAGGCGGCAGCCGTCGATGCCTTCGGCGCCCTGGAGGCAGGCGACCGCACCACCTTCGAAGGCGTCATTTCGCAGCTTGGCCGTCTGGGTGGCGTGATCGCCTCTGTCACCAGCCTTGCCAACAGCATGGGTGCAGCCATCGCCCGTGCGGCAGGCACGGCACCGGACCAGAAGGCCACGCAGGCCATGCGCGACCGGCACGCGGCGGAACAGGCTTCCATGGACAGCATGGAGGCGCAGCGCGAGGCCCTGGAAGGCTTCACGGCGGCCGAGGAGGCCCGCAATAGCGCATCGGCGGAACAGCTTGCCCTGCAACGCGAGATCGAGGCCGTCAGGCGGCGCGCAGGCGAGGCAGGAGCCTCGCTGACCGATCAGCAGGCCAATGACCTTGCCGCAGCCTCTCTGGCAGGCGCAGCGGGCCGCAGCGCCGCTGGCAAGGGCGGTGGTTCCAAAGGCCGAAAGAGCAGTGGCGCGGGAAAGGCAGCGGTCGATGAGTTCGCCAAGGAAGCGCAGGCCATCCGGGAAAGGACAGCAGCCTTGGAGGCCGAGGCGGCGGTCCTGGTCGCAGTGGCGGCATCCGGCAAGGAATACGGCGATGCCATGGAGTTCGCCCGCACGAAGGCCGAACTGCTGCACGCGGCACAGCAGGCGGGCAAGCAGATCACCCCGGAACTGGAAGCCGAGATCGACAAGCTGGCCGATGCCTATGTGCAGGCCGGTCTGGAAGCCGAGGGTGCGGCCGAGAAGCTGGATGCCATCAAAGAGCGCAGCCAGGCGGGCAAGGATGCCCTGTCCGACATGTTCGGCTCTATCATCGACGGCTCGAAATCGGCAAAGCAGGCGGTGGCCGATCTGCTTCTGGAGATTGCCAAGACGCAGATGATCAAGGGCATCATGGGTCTGCCCGGCATGGGTGGCATTGCCTCCAGCATCGGCGGGCTGCTTGTCCCCGGCTTTGCCTCTGGTGGCGATCACATGGGCGGCTTGCGGATCGTGGGCGAGAAAGGCCCTGAACTGGAGGCCACCGGCCCGGCGCGCATCTGGAGCGCGGACCAGACCCGCAACCTTCTGGCGGGGCGGCAAGGCAGCAGTGCAATCGCCGACAAGGCGCAGAGCGTCGATGTGCATGTGACGGTCGGCGTCGATCCCAAGAGCGGCAACCTGACGGCCTTTGTCGATCAGCGTTCCATCCAGGTCGCGCGTCGGGTCCAGAAGGACACGCTCCGGCAGGCCGAGGACAACGCCTATCTGTGGAACAACCGGCACCAGATGAGGAGGGGCTGATGGATCGGCTCAAGAAGCAACTCTGCGCCGCCCTGAAATCTCGCCTGGCGGGCGACACCACGCCTTTGCCCGAGGCTGGCCTGCCGCTCTGGGAGGTCTTCGGTGCCTTGTCCCGTCAGCGCGGCTACAACCCCCACGGCCCGAACCCGATCACCTGGGAGGCCGTGGCCGCATGGTCGCAGATGATGCGGGTGCCGCTGGAGCCGCGCCACGTGGACATCATCATGGCCTTGGATGGCGTCTGGATCGAGGATGCATATCGCACTGACAAGCAGGCACCCGAGGGCGTGAAGACCCTGCCGCCCATGTCGCAGCACCCGATCAATGCGGGGCTTCTGGACGCGATGCTGGGATGAAACATCATCGGTTCGACAGCAAAGCATGGGAACGCAAGCGGGCACGCGACGAACAAGACGCCCGGCGCGGCAAGCTGGGGAAAGGACGGTTCGATGCGCTGGTGGTCCGGCTTGTGGGGGTAATCAAGCTGGCATTCGAGGCGGGTGACACTGGTTCGATGTTTGGACTGGAGGGACCGCTGCGCCACGGTATCCGCTCCGATCTCTGCCTGCAGGGGTGGCGTTGGCAAGCCGCCGATGACATGGCACGCGAACTGCTGGCTGATGCATTCAGAATGGCACGGGCGATCCGACCAGGTTGGGACGAGGGACAGCCTGACTGGACCATTCATGCAGGCACCCTGATCGAGCGCACCCTTTGTGTGAGATGTAAAGCTCCGCTTCCCGAACGCCACTTCAAGTTCTGCAGCGACCTCTGCGCGAGCGCGCATTTTCATATGATGGCAGATCGTAAGCAGGCATCTGAAGACAGCGCTTATGACAAGGTAGTCAAATTCAATGGTCGAAAATACGCCGCTTGATTGGGAGAACAGATGTGTTCAGTGCGGCACAATCTTGCCGGAGGGTGTTCGCATCACGCGGGAGTTCTGCAGCCGGAAGTGCTACAATGAACATTACCATTCTCTAGAAAAGATCGCACGACTTGAGGCGAAGGCAACGCGACCGGAATGTGCCCACTGCGGCAAGGCGGTTGCGCCGTCACGATTTGCCCATGCCATCTACTGCAGCGTGACGTGCAACAATCGCGCCCGCCGGCATCCAAAGGTTTGCCTGCACTGCCGGAAAGAGTTTATGGCCCGCAGGCAAGACTGTCAGTATTGCAGTCAAGCCTGCGTCGATCATGGCGTGCGTATCAAGCATCCGCCGATAGCGTGTGAGTGGTGCAGCAAGATCATTGAACGGCCGCACATGTCCAGGAAGCGGTTTTGCTCTCACCGGTGTTCAGGCAAGGCCGGAATGGATGTCAGGCTAACCGCGCGTGGACGACCCCCTCTCCTTAGCCCTGTGCGCCTCGATGCCCTGCTGGAGCGGGTGACGAGGGCGGGGTAGGTTTATCGTGCGGGGACGATAAAACGATCAAGTGCCTCTGCCACCAGCGCGTCAAAGCTTCGTCCAGTGCGCCAGTGTTCAGCCGCCACGAACAGAAGCCGCTGATGATAGGTTATGTTCGGCTCTCGATACACGCGATCAGGAAATTGGCGCCGGTAGCTGATGGCGTCAGGGAAGGTTTCATCGTCGCCTTGATGGAGTGCGCGCAACAGGCGCAAATCCATTCCTTCGGCATCAAGATACTCAAGAGCCTTGACCAGCTTGCCAGCGTCTTGTTCCGGTCTCATTCGGGTGTCCCTGGCAAATGCCCCCGCTCTTTCAACCAGTCCCGCAGGATGATCGTGATTAGCGAAGACAGCGAACGATCATCTGCCTTGGCGGCAGCCTCCAGCGCCGCCTTGATCTCAGCGTCGATCCGGAACCCAATAGGGGCGCCCTTAGCCATTACTACAATCTCCAACATTATTGTTGCGTCATGTTTGAGATTGTAGTAGAAAGTAGCAGGCCAAGCAAGAACTCTCACCCTCTCGCTTGGCCCTAATCGAAACCCGATCTTAGAAGGAGATCGAGCATGGCTGTGAATTGCCATAACACCCCCGGCATGCTTGGGGAAACGCAATCTGAATTCCCGATCATCGATAACCTGATCAAGGTCGATGACCCTGCACAGTGGGCCGAACAACTCGCCTATCATGTGGAGGCGATGATCCTGACAGCAAGGCTGGCGCTGGACAACGATACCAGCGGCGACATCATGACAGCCGGACGCCTCGATGCTGTGGAGCGCACTTTGAACGTGGCAGGCGCATTGATGGCTGTTGTTACCAACGGCACCGAATTGCTGTCTCGGCGCCAGAAGGCAGGGATCTGGCGCAAGGGGGACGCAGCATGAGCCGCAAGCCGATCCACATGGTGAACGATGGTTCTGACAAGATCGACGAGGCCCTGTCCTTCCTCGATCTGATCTACCTGGCTGGGCTGAACGACAAGGAGACCGCCTGCTTCTCGGTCGGTGCGCAGCAGGTTGTCGATCTGCTACGCGAGGCGAAGATGCAGTTGGACAATGCAGCAACCATTCTTCGGGAGGGCACGGCATGAGAACCGCCGAGGAACTGCAGGACGAGGTTATCCGTCTAGACGGCCAGTTGGCGGAGTGCCGCAATCTGGTGAGCGCCCTTTTCCTCCTGGTCGATGATCTGGCGACAACCTCGATGGAAGACCACGGGGCAACCCTGCGTGACGGCATTGTGGGTGTGACCTGGGCGCTTCGGCGCGAAGTGGGCATGCAGTGA